ACTGTATCTCTAGGTGTTTCTGCAACTTGGTCAAAACCATTAGATAAAAAATTACAAGAACAATGTAAAGAGGCAGCTGCAGCAAATATCGCATTACAACAACAGAACGTTGCAAACAAGAGATTAGACTTTGAGATAGCAAGACTTAAGAACTGTGGCGAATTGATGAAAGCGGGCATCATGTTTCATAAACAGTCGCCATACTATGCCGTATGTGCCGATGTCGTCTTAGTAAATCCTCCAGGCACACTACCAAATCATAGTCATTCAATCACACCAAATCCTCTACCTGTTAAACCAAATGGTGATGCAAGTAGTTTAAATACTATATCAATCGGTAATCTTTAATTTACTCATTTTATATTTTTTTGCGATTTGTTCAGAAGTTTGTTCTTCTTTCTTCTTTCCTTTTCCTAATTTTTTCTGAAGAGTAGTCCATAATTTTTTGATTATAGGTTTAATGACTCTTATTAATAATGGTGTTGCAGCTGCACCTGCTGTAGCCACAACTGCGATTGCCACTGTTGTGGTGGTCTGATTTACTGATGGCAGAAATTTTTCAAGAGTTGTGGTTGGTTCATATAATGTCTCACAGACCTTACCATCATCACTTAACTTGTGACCCACAACTCTCTCATCACCTGATTGTGTTAAATCACCAACTCGAAGTTGTGCAGGGCCAGGGCAAGGAACTTCTTTCTTACCTACACTACCAGTATCAGGAGCTTCTGGTGGTTCAACATCTGGTGGCGGTTCTACAGGTGGTGGTGGAATCTCTCTTGTAATTATTAAATTTTCTGGTGTATAATCCATCGCATTGTATGATGGATACTCACCATGCGGGCATAATACTGTTGAACCTTTTGGATCTTGATTTACTAGATCTTTATCAAAAGGTAAATTGCTTACATGATCTTTATTATCTTGATGCATATCCACGCAGCCAGGCATATCCACGATGGGAAAACCTATCTGTAGAGTTACTGGTGGATTATTATTTGGAATGAAGGGTATTCCATATATCCAATCACTCTGTTTAACTTGAGGAATGGTTATAAAAGGAACACCAATCTCTTCTATCGGTTCCACTAGAATGAAGGGATACCAAATCCAGTGCCTTCAGGCATGGGACTAGATGGGACTGGAGCAGCAGGGCCTGTAAAGTCAGGAATAGCATCAGTGATGCCACCACCTATAGATGGAAGAACTGATTCCATTACTTTACTTTTGACATTTTCGATAATTGCATCCTTGCGAATATATACATACCCAGCAACACCCACAACGGTGAGAGATACAAGACCACTTGCAATAGCGATTCCATTTACTATTTTCTGTAACATAACTTTAGTTATTCTTCTTCGTTATTTAGTTCTGTTCGGTGTCTCCACGTCTGTCCACTGTCAGAACCCATACATGGATTGATACATTTGACCACTCCACTTTTGTATTTGAACATCTGATTACAGACTAAACCAGCAAGGTCGTGAGGGCAACCCTCCTTTCCGTTTGACCAGTATAGTTGTCCATCTATCCAATGTGCATCACACTCTGGACATAATGCGTTATTCAGTGAGTGTTCCACGAGATCTCCGAAGTTGTCTTAGTTCTTCAAAGTCTTTTTGTTTCGTACCACCATCATATGGCCAAGCATATCCTTCTCCAATCATTTCTTCATTAAGCGACACGTCTGAATCCCCGATATAAAGCCAGCCAAGAAGACGGCCGTATTTACCGACGCCACCAACAAGTTCAGTCCTAATAGTAAGCTCATCGTCACCGTCAATAGCACCTTCCAACTTGTCTTTAAGCCATTCAGTTGCGTCAATACCAAGTGCTTTCTCCTCCAAGTTTCTTGTACGTTTCTCTGGTGTGTCAACACCAGCGACTCTCACTCTTTCTTTTTTGTAAAGGTCGAATCCTAAGTCTATTGTAACATCAATTGTGTCACCGTCAACTACTCGATTTATTTCCGTCACTCGAAAGTTGTAACAACTTTTGCGACTCGGTGGAACCATTGCTCCCATTTTCAAACTCCATCAGTGCTTTATTTATAGCGTCTTCGGGATCGGTCATATTTTTTTCTCTCTCGTTTGCCTTAATATACTCGATTGCTCTGTAAACATTATTCCAATGATCCTCATCAACCTCTAACTCAAACGCACCAGCTGGTGGTGTCACTGGTGCAGTGCCACACATAGTCAGAAAAAACATCGGTATGATTAATAATTTATTCATTATATTTTCTTTCGTAATCATATGCCTTTAACACTACCACTGGTGCAACGACACTATGAAATTCACGAAAGTATTCCTCACGACTTTTTGCATACTCTCTTTCTTCTTTTTTAATCACGTTGTCTCCAGTCATCACTTTTATCATTTTTAAACCAGTCTGCTATATCATCCGCACCATTAAAACCATTTTTCTTTGAATTTGGATCACCTATATCCAAATACTTTAAACAAGACCCATCTGGATCAGTTGCAAGTCTTCTCGCTTGACTCATCATACCTCTCGCACTTGTATTAGCCTTTGCTAATTTATTTGCCCATATCATATCTTCTAGAGTCACCTCAGTTCCAGAAGCAATGTCTTTACAGATTGATTCCAATCTTAGACGATATTTTGTAGATAACATAAACTAATATATGTAATAAGTATATACTATATATTGATTAAAAAGATGGTTCTAAATCAGATATGTGGTCTCCAAAACAAACGGAGTATGTCAAGTCCTCTCTCCAATAGGATCTGTATATCTTATCCCAGATTAAATCAAACTCCTCTTGATTTAAATTTTTAAAGAGGCATTTGTCTTCAATGTAAATGTGATAGGAAGCTGTCTTTGTCATGGTAGTTCTACTTGTCTGCATACCAGATACTCTCTGGCAGTTTTACATGAGAATGCTTTATCTCTACTTATCTTTCCTAATAAAAAAGTAATTGAAATCAATTGAATTACTATCACGAGTGGTATTCCTACCTTTAATAATGTTTTTGCTTTAGTGGTCATAATGTAATCATTGTCATTGCGTGTTGTAATTCTCTAGCATGTTCAAGTTCATCTTCTGCTATCTCTGCTATTCTCTTATCCTCTGGATGATATGAAAGATACTTGATGTAAGTTTCATATGCATGCTTTTCAATCTTCATGTTGATATCATAAGCGTTAATAGGATTGAGAACATAATACCCAACCATGATCCAATAATAAAGTATAACAAGATGTTTGGCAAGGAACCGATCAATCCAGTATTTATTGCCCTCCCTAGCTTCCATCTCTTCCAAGTGTTCCGTTTCATTTAAGGCTTGATAGAAGTGTTCTTTCATTAAGTATATATGTTCCTCACCCCTTAATCCTAAAGATTCTCTTAAATGTAATACACTTATGAATGAGAAGTATGGTGCTCTTGCGATAACTTCAAGAACCCAGAATCTTTGAAAGTCTCTACCTCGATAGAGAAAGTCGAGGATGTAGATAGTTACATTCAAGACCCATGTATTAAATTTTTTCATACCCATGCGTAGTTAATAGAAGTAAAAACTGCTATGCAGATTACTCCAAATAAAATAGTTGTTGATTTGATTGGTAGGTTTTTCATTTGATCTCCTTTATCATATGCAAAGAAAAAGGATGTGCCTGTAGATAGGGCACATCCTCTCTTGCAAATTTTACTGCTTCAAATGCGTCTTCCGCATATTCGCACATTTCGTGAATTTTGTTTTGTTGGTCGTAATAACCTAGTGTGTAGTGGGACATGATAGTTTCAACTCCAGTACATTATTATTTATTATAACACACTAGGTATAAATACGCAGTTTTGTGTGGACTCCCACACCTATCACACTCTTTTTCTTCTTATCTTAACAATCGAAATACCTGCTATTAATCCTACAACTAATCCTAGAGATGCTACTGCAACTGTAGTGCTGAATACTAATTCAACTGGAATGAAAGGTTGTGCTTCCCAAGTACCTGGCAATGTATACACTGATGGGTTTGATCCAAAAATCATTTTTCTTTTCTTTTCTCTATGTATATTCTAGCAGAAAATTTTAGAATTGCAACTTAACAATTCTTATTTAAGTCTTCTGCCATACCACCACCTATTTCTGCACCTTGATTACCACTAAACATTGTTACCCAACCAGCAGCAACCCAACCAATAATGGGAATATTAGCGACACTAGGAGCAACACTGGCACCAACACTTGAACCCACGAGCCTTCCTGTGTTTTCTGCTCCTCCGATTGCTTTGATACAAGCTTCGGATTTTCCGTTTGTAGTTCCTTCTGTAACTGTGGTTGATTTATTGTGTACTGCACCGTCCATCGTGTATTGCTCAACGACTTTAACTTTGTTGTTAGCCAACCCAAGAAACCCACCTTTAGTATTGCTATCCCTTTCCACACGCATTACTTTTGGATCGTTTGCTTTATAACTTATCTTATATCCATTATGTCCAACTTCTGCTTCATATGAAGTATATGGACCAACTGGTAAGTTGATGCTTGGTAATTTACTTTGACGATTTGATAATGAACCAATCATACCAATGTGAGATAAACCGATGAGTCCACCTAATCCCAGAGCGAACCATTTACCCCCTTTCACTTCTTTCTTTTCCATTATCCTTTCTTAGGTGGTACTGAAGGTGCAAGAACCATTGGTGCTTGCTCGATTCTGATTGTTTGTGCAGGTGCTGTATTTGCTGCTTTCTCAATTAATACTTCCATATCTTTCTTGGATATACTTGCTCCTCCTCCTGATGCTGCATTCTTTTTCCTTTGTCCTGCCTCAACACCAAATGTAGCTAGGACCCCCGTAAAGACCGAAGCTATGAAAGTTGGATCAATATTTTCCTGTTTTGATAAACCAGGAAATTGGACATAATTTAATGTCAGTATTCCACCTGCCCAGATTAAAATCCCAAGTCTTACAAAAGTACTTAGGATCATCATCTGTTCTTCTTTATCATCCATTGCCTCTTTAAGTTTACCTAGAGGACCTTTAGATTTTACTTCTTCTTTTTTAACTGCTTCAGCCATGGGATCGGTATGTCTATATTATATATAGACACTTAATCCTTAGAATCCGAATGGTATGGGTGATTCTGGTGCAGCAGGTGCATCTGGTGTAGGTGTTGATGGTGATGGTAAACCTAGACTACCTCCACCTAAACCACCGAGGTCTCCAAGACCACCAAGTTTTTCGGTGACTGCTTCCATTACCTTGCCTTTGACGCTATCGATAATCGCATCCTTGCGTATGAATACGTAACCGCCAAGACCAACAACGGTGAGAGATATAACACCACTTGCAATAGCGATTCCATTTACTATTTTCTGTAACATAATACTATTTAATACAAATTATATATCATACTCGCTACCCTCTCCCATATATTCAAGGGAAACGATATCGTGATTGACGTTTTTATCTTCTCTTAATAACCACTCTGCAAATTCCTGACGTATTGAAACAGCATCTTTAAGTTGTTCAATATCACCATCAGTACATAATTCATTCATTCGGTCTATTGACCAATCATAAGTAGTTCTAAGATTTTTCGTGAAACTGTCCATAATCCTTACGCATGTAGCGTCCGAGTATGTTGCTATTATAATACATCGGTGTCCCATCGTCAAGTGATTCCATCAACACATTATGTAAAAACAGTTGTTTCGTTTCTTCGTAGTTTACTTTTCCAAGGGTTGTGTGGAGGGAGAGGATTTCTCTTCTGAAAGAGTCTTTTCCAATTTCTCTAATATCTCGTTTAAGATCGTCAGAGCTTCCGTAATATCGTTTCCAGTCTGACTCTGAGGTAACTTTTCTTTTTCCTCCCTTGGGCTTTCGCTTCTGTACGAAGTACTTTCTTCCGATGTAGGACTTACCACTGTTGGTGTTGGTGATGCGATAGACGAACCCATAGTAGTCACCAATATCATCAGAGGTAAAAGGGCGACCTTCATATATCCAAGGGTTTTCATAATCGACTTCCAAAACAGTAATCATATTTTAACACATTCATATCTATATATCCATAAATATCAATAAACGATTATATAGATGACTGTTTACAGGAAAAACATAGTAATCAATGTTGGTGAAACATTTAGTGAGGATTTAACATTGTTAAGTGCCGATGGAAATGGAGTTGTTGATTTAACAGGTTTTACCGCACAATCAAAATTAAGAAA